CTGACCGTGCGGACGGCGCCTGACAAGGCCGACGAGAAGACGGCCGTGTTGTCGAGGATCTGCCAATTGACCTCGGCGGCGACAAGATCGGGCGGCAAGACATAGTCGGTCATCGGCGTATCCCGTAGCGGCGGTCGAGCTCATCGAAAATGCGCCGGTTGTTGTCTGCCAGGATGTCGGGCAGCGCCTGCGCGAGCTCCATTGTCGCACCGCGCGCGTCGATGTTGTAGACCGGCGAGACGGTCATGCCCGCCATCTTGTGGTGGGGCACGATGCTGCCGCCCGTAGATGGGACGAAGAGCTCGGGGCCACGTTCGCCGACCATGTAGGGCGTGTTGCCGGTCACCGGACCACCCATCGCGCGACCTTGCAGGCTTCGGAAGGTGTCGGCAGACAGGATTTGCCCCACCGACGCCGTCAGCGCCTTGAGCATCTCGTCTTTGCGGTTGTTGGCGATGATCTCGCCCGACATGGCCGGCACGAAAAGCTCAGGGCCGCGTTCCCCCACGAGATACGGCCGGTTGCCAGTGACGGGGCCGCCGTTCGCCCTCGCCTGAAGCCCTTGGGCGGCGGCGTTGGCGACGTTGGCGATCATGCCGGTGCCGCCCGTAAAGAGGTTGAAAAAGCTCAGCAGCAGCTGACGTGCCAGCAGGTCGGCCAGCATCCGGCGAAGGATGTTGACGAAGCCGAGCGCCATACCCTTTAGGCCCTGCTCGAACGGGTCGAAGAGGAAATCGGCGAAGACGCCCTGCATCTGCATGGCGGCCTCTTCGGCGAAATCGGCAAGGGGGCCGACCTGCGGGCGCAGGCGCTTATCGAGACTGGCGGCGATGCTGTCGGCCAATCCCTCCCCCATGACCTTCCCGGAGTCGGCGAGCTGGTCGATGAGCTTTTCGTCGAGCGATTTGGCCCAATCGGTAAATCGCTCGTTAGCGCTTTGAATTGCTCTGCCCGCCCAATCGATAACGTCCGCCTTCTTCGGAGGGCGAGCGGCGCGCTCGGGTTTGGCCTTCTTCTCCCTGGCGGCGGCCTCGGCGGCGACCTCGCGGTCGATGCGCGCGCGCTCGGCCTCAGCTTCGGCCTCAGCAAGCCGCTCGACGAGGGCGAGCTGCTGCTTGCGGGCGTTCAGGTCGGCGATGAGCGCTTGCGAGAGCTTCTGCCCCGCCTCGCCGGTCATGCCGATGCCCGGCGATGCAATGGCGCGCTCGAGGTCGCGTATCTGCCCGCGGATGACATCTGCAGCATCTCGCGCCCCGCCGGCACCCTCGTAGATCCCCATCCGAATCAGCTCGGAGCGGACGAACTTGATCATCGACGCCGCCGCCTTGAGGGCGGTGGTGAATCCAGAGATCAGGGCACCGCTCAGGGCATTCGCGGCAGAGACAAGGCTCGGGTCTTTCAGCGTGCGGGCGAGATCGTCCAGCGCCTTTCGGCCCTCGTCGGTCTTCTTTGCCGCTTCAGTCAGCTTGCCGAAGGCCGCCACCAAAGCACCACCGGTCAGCAGGCCGAAGGCGAGGTTGATGGCCTTTCCCGTGACCTTGGCCGTTTTCTCGATGGTCTTGAGGGAGTTCGTGGCCGAACGCACCGCCGCCTGCGTCTTGTCGACGGCGGTTATCTGGACTTCTGTCTTTGCCACGATGCCTCCTGGTCTTCGTGCTCCAGCTTGGCCGCGGCCAGCAGGTGCACGAAGTCGCGCTCGGTCATGTTGAAGATCTGGTCAGGCAGGACACCCATTCGCAGCGATAGCGCGTAAATCGCCCGAAGGTGAGTGTCCTGTCTCAGTTTTTTTCGGCATCCTCGACGGGAATGCCGCCGGTGTTCATCTCGGTCACGATGCGCACGAGCACGTCGGGGTCGTACTCGTTCATCAGGTCTTTGCGCTCGACGCGGTTGAAGAGCTTCGTCCCGTGCTTGTCGCGCGCCCGCACCTGGATGGTCACCGCCATCGCCTCAAGGTCGAGCGTGGTCTTGTCGCCCTCCTGCTTGGCGAAAAGGAAAATCTCCCGGCGCTCGGCGAGGGTCATGTCCGGCCAGTAATAGACCGATATTCCCCACTCCGGCACCGGGATCTCGACCAGCGTGTCGAGCGAGCGTCGCTCTTGGAACTGCGCCCGCGCTGCAGCCTTCCAATCCATCATCAGCTCGTGGCCGCGGTGAGCGCGCCGTTGCCGATGAAGTTGAAGGTGATCTCGACGATGGCACCGCGCTGCGAGTTGCGGGTGATCTCGGTGATGAGCGCGTTGCCGCTGTAGCGCGTGGCACCGCTGCCGACGCCCTCGGGCGCGAGCACGAGCGACACGTTCGCGCCCGGCGCGAGCGCGACTTGGCCGTTGGTGTCGGTCTCGTCCCAGAAGGCCGTGACCGAGCCCGACCACGACTTGACGGCCGTGACGTTGTAGGTCTTGTCGAGGTCCGCGAGGGTCGTGTCCTCGGCGTACTCGGCCGTTGCGGTGAAGCTGAAGCCCGTCACCTCGGCGACGGTGTTTGCACCGACGCGGACGACGCCCTCGCTGCCATGATGATTCGCCATTGCTGCTATCTCCTAGGTTATGAAACGACCGACCCGGCATCGGTCTCGCTGGTCATGTAAAGGGTCCGGAACACCATCCGCGCCGCCCCGATCGGAGCGTCGCCATCGAAACTCATCGTCAGCGCCGTGTCGGTCAGCTGGCAGTCCTTCACCAGCCCGCCGAGCGTGTGGTCGGCGCCGATGGCGTTCTCGACATTGGCGCACAGGTTGTCGAGACGATCGTCCAGGTGCCGCGTGTCGCGCGAGACGACCTCGACGACGAGCTGCAGCTCGCGGTGGTAGGTCCGCGGGTAGCTCAGCGTCGTGCCCGCCACGCTTTCGGAGTTGGCGTACACGAGCGCGGCACCCAGCACATCCGCCGGCAGCGGGTGCACGCGCGACGCAGAGACCGTATCGGCGACCGATGCCGCCTCGAGGATTTGCACCACCCGGTCGCGGATGGTCCGCCTGGCGTGGCTCACGCGGCCTCCTGCAAGAGGTACATATTCGACTCGGTGACGAGATCGTCGCCGGCCTCGGTCTCGATGTTGGCGGGCTCGTCGAAGTCGAGGTTGAGGTCGACCTCGATGCGCAGCACCGTCATGCCGGTGCCGTCGGGCTGGAAGCCGCGCACGGTGTAGCCGCGGCCGTCAATGAAGAGCGCGTCGCCGTGCCCCACCTTGCAGGGCATCGAGGCCGCCGAGACCGTGAAGGTGGGCAGGGCCGACTCGACATCCGCCTCGGCCACGCCGACGGCCACGAAGGGCGCGTCGTAGATGCCGATGATGTCGTAGATCCGGCCGGCGCGACGGTAACGCGCGCGGCTGCCCCAGTCGGACAGCGACAGCATCGACAGCCGGTCGGCTTCGGTCTCAACCGCCATACGTCACCCGCCACATCTCGGAGGTGGAAGTCGCGCCCAACCATTCGATGCGACCCGACAGGGTGCGTCGAAAGAGGGCGTCCCATGCGTCATAGGGGCGCGCCGAGGGGTGCAGCTCGACGCCGTCCCACATCGTGCGGTAGTCGGCGGCGGCGAGGAGCAGCGTCTTGCGCGTCACCCGCTGCAGCTCCAAGAGCCCAGGCACGATGTCGGTCTCGAGCAGATGCTCGAGCACGTCGATGCAGGCGACATGGTCCCACGACCTGTCTGCGAAGGGCAGCGCGTGGATTTGCGCCTCGACGACGCCGCCGCCGCAGAGCGCCGGCACGGCCTCGGTGCCACCCACCGGGCCGAATCCCATCCGCATCGCCTCGCGCATCAGCTCACCGCGGCCGCAGCTCACATCGAGCAACGAACCGGACAGACCGTGCAGCGCCGTCGCTACCGGCCGCAGCCGGTCCTCATGGCAGCGGTAGCCCTCATGCTTGGCATAGACAGCCCGGTATTTCTCGATTTCAGCGGCTCGCGCGTCCACGCTTCACCTTGACGGGTTCAGCTGTCGGCGCGGCCTCGACCGCTGCCGGGACAGGCTCGACAGCCGCCGGCTGAGCGGCCGGCTCGACGTAGTAGCGCGCGAACCCGCGCATCACCATCCAGCCGGCGAAGTTGGCGTCGACCAGATAGACACGGCCCGCCTCGAGCGACTGCCCGCGATATGCGCGG